ACCCAGTATCCATTTCCGCGCAGGATTCATTAAATAAACAGATGGCTAAAAAAGACGACCCAGCCAAGGTCTCACCAGGGGCCGACGGCGCGGTAGGTCAAGATTTGGCTAAAATGGGCGTCACCAAGCAAAACAGACTTGATCAAGCATTTGTGGATAAGACACTGGGTGCAGGCAAATACACAGCAGGAAGTGCAGACTCTAACTTAGCTTTACAAACACACTTTAAAAAGAAAGCCGGTTACCAACAAGATGCCCAGCCGCAGGCGGCAGTTTCCCAATTTGCAATGCCACAGAAAATTGCGCCTGGTATAGGGATAGCGGCTGGAAATAAACCACAAGGTACTCCTGGCCAACGACCTACAATGTACAAGGATCCGAGAATAGTAAGCGACGACCCGGCAGCACCCGCGCCAGCTCCGGCAGCATCTGCACCAAAACCAGCAGCTTCGCCACCGCCCAGTCGAGCAACTGGCATTGTAAATCGTAGAACACCAGCGCCGCCCACACGGGCTGAAAGTATAGTTACTCAAGACGATGCTATACTATCAATGATTCGAAATATTCGAGTAAGTTAATAATTTTGTTATCCAAAAATAGCAGCTTCGGCTGCTATTTTTTTCAAACCTATTGACCTTATACACTAACTACTGTATAATAACTTTTAACTAGGAGACATTATGTCAACACGTATGTATGGGGCTGAAGAAAAGGCCAAACTAGAACGACTTATCAACGAAGGATCTACTGTTCTTCGTGAAATTGAAGATCTTAAAGAAGGTCTCAAAGAAACCGTTAAAGCTGTTGCAGAAGAACTTGAAATCAAACCTAGCATTATTAACAAAGCCATTACCATTGCTCATAAGGACAATTGGAAAGAACACGAGCAAGCGTGGAATGATATTGAAATGATTTTAGGTGTTACCAATCGATTGCCTGAATGAATGATCTACTTAGACCTACATTAGAATGGATAAAGGATGACTATAAAACTAACCCTCGCCGTTTTGTCGTGGAAGTTATGGCTTGGGCAATATCAATTGGCTGCTCGATCACTATGGCGCTCACTGTACCTAACCCGCCTCTTATTATCCTTTATCCTATTTGGATTGCTGGCTGTGCTATGTATGGTTGGGCTGCTTATACTAGGAAATCATTTGGTATGATTGCTAACTATGCACTGCTAGTCACAATAGATAGTGTGGGGTTAGTTAGAATGATAATTAATTAATAAGACACGGTGTTGATCAGCCATAAATGATCTTGATGGTATTTGTGAGCCTTAAATCACATAGGAGAAATTTAATTTGTATGTAGATGCATTCTTTCAGCGCGATGCTGATATCGTTAAAATTGTAGAACGTGGTACTGATGGGAAACGAATATTCAAAGAGTTTCCAGTGCGTTACACATTCTATCACACTGACCCAAAAGGCAAGTTCCAGAGCATCTATGGAGAGCCATTAACTAGGGTCGTCTGTAAAAACTCAAAAGACTTCCGTAAAGAACTATCCATTCATAATAACAAAAAGTTATACGAAGCCGATATTAATCCTATCTTTAGATGTCTCAGTGAAAACTATCTTAATCAAGAAGCCCCTAAACTTAATGTAGCGTTTTTTGACATTGAGGTGGACTTTGATCCGGAACGTGGATATGCAAGCCCGGAAGATGCTTTTATGCCCATTACTGCTATCTCAATCCACTTACAATGGTTAAACACATTAATTTGTTTAGCTGTCCCTCCAAAGAAAATGAAGGTTGCAGAAGCTGAAGAGCTAGTTAAAGATTTGCCTAACACTCATATTTTTGATAACGAAGCAGACTTACTTGATACTTTCTTAAACATTATTCAAGACGCCGATGTACTAAGCGGTTGGAATTCAGAAGGCTTTGATATTCCGTATACTGTAAATCGTGTTACTAAAGTTCTAAGTAAAGATGATACACGCAGATTCTGCCTGTGGGATCAATATCCTAAAAAGCGAGAGTACGAGAAATATGGAAAAGCGGCTGTTACTTATGATTTGGTTGGTCGTGTTCATCTGGACAGTCTCGAGTTGTACCGCAAGTACACCTATGAAGAACGTCACACCTACAGACTGGATGCAATTGGAGAGATGGAAGTAGGCGAAACTAAGACGCAATATGAAGGTACGTTGGATCAACTATACAACAATGACTTCCGTAAGTTTGTTATCTACAACAGACAGGATACTACACTATTAGATAAGCTAGATAAGAAATTAAAGTTCATTGATCTATCCAACACACTAGCACATGAGTGTACTGTGTTGTTGCAAACCACTATGGGTGCTGTGGCTGTTACTGAACAGGCCATTATCAACGAAGCTCACAAACGTGGATTTCAAGTTCCTAATCGTCCAGTACGAGATGAAGAAGCCGATAACTCAGCCGCTGGTGCGTATGTTGCTTATCCTAAAGAAGGCATTCATGACTGGATTGGTTCCTTGGATATTAACAGTTTGTATCCGAGTGCGATTCGTGCGCTTAACATGGGTCCGGAAACTATTGTGGGTCAGTTACGTCAAACAATGACACAGGAATATATCGATAACCTTGTGGCCAAGGGCAAATCATTTGCCTCTGCGTGGGAAGGTATGTTTGGATCACTTGAGTATACTGCGGTAATGGCCAAAGAAGTTGGCACTGAGATTACTATTGACTGGCAAGATGGAGCAGTTGATATCCTAAGTGCTGCCGAAGTGTATCAACTTATATTTGACAGCAATCAACCGTTTATGTTAAGTGCTAATGGCACAATCTTTACATATCAAACAGAAGGTATTATTCCGGGACTGTTAAAGCGTTGGTATAGCGAACGTAAAGAGATGCAGGCCAAACTCAAAGATACAATTAAAGCTGGAAACAAGATCGAGGAAGAATACTGGGACAAACGTCAGTTAGTCAAGAAGATTAACTTAAACAGTTTGTATGGTGCTATCTTAAATCCGGGTTGCAGATTCTTTGACAAGCGTATTGGACAGTCAACTACACTAACAGGTCGTGCAATTGCTCGTCATATGGCAGGTAAGGTTAATGAAATTATCACCGGTGAAAACAGCCACACCGGAAAGGCAATTATTTATGGTGACACTGACAGTTGTTATTTTAGTGCTTTTCGCACTTTGCAGAAGGATATTGAAAAAGGATTAATTCCTTGGTCCAAAGAAAGTGTAGTACAACTATACGACCAAATTGGTGAGGAAGTTAATAAGACATTCCCACAGTTTATGTTAGACGCCTTTCACTGTCCAACGACACGTGGGGAAGTTATTAAGGCAGGTCGTGAGTTAGTTGCAATTAAAGGCCTGTTCATTACTAAGAAACGTTATGCTGTTTTGTATTATGACAAGGAAGGCAAGCGAAGTGATATTGATGGTAAGCCAGGTAAGATCAAGGCCATGGGCTTGGATTTGAAACGTAGTGATACGCCAGAATTTATTCAAAACTTCTTAAGTGATGTGTTGGAGAAAGTCTTAACTGGTACTACTGAACAAGAAGTATTGGACTTTATTACTGAATTCCGTACCAACTTTAAAATACGTCCAGGGTGGGAGAAAGGTAGCCCTAAACGTGCCAACAATATTTCAGCATATCGCGGCAAGGAAGAAAAAGCAGGCAAGACTAATATGCCCGGACATGTTCGAGCAAGTCTTAACTGGAATACACTAAAGCGTATGATGGACGACAAGTATTCAATGAGCGTCACTGACGGTGCCAAAGTAATCGTCTGCAAACTCAAAGATAATCCACTGGGGTTTACTAGCGTAGCCTATCCAGTAGATGAGCTTAGACTGCCCCAGTGGTTTAAGGATTTGCCATTTAATCACGAAGAAATGGAACAGACGATTATTGATAACAAATTAGATAACCTGATTGGTGTTCTAAATTGGGATATCAGATCAACCGAACAGACAAATACTTTCAATAAATTATTTGACTTCTGATATAAAAACCTATATACTATACAACAAAGGAAACAATCATGCAAGATATTTTAAAAGACCTCGTAGGTCATACACACAACCTGGGCTTTTTGCCACTAGTTAAAATTACCGGTGATAAAGACACTGTAATTGAATCTATGGCTGAAGACCGTAGTGTTATTCTTACTGGCAAAACACACAAGGCAGTGGATGAGTTCGATTTTGTATTTGGTATGCCTAACTTAGACAAGTTAGCATTACATTTAAAAAATCCAGAATACAAAGAGGGCGCGACTATTGGTGTTGTTAAAGCACAAAGAAATGGCGTTGAGGTGCCAGTTGGTTTGCACTTTGAAAATGCCGCTAAGGATTTTAGAAACGATTACCGTTTTATGAATAGTGACATTATCAACGAGAAACTTAAATCAGTTAAGTTTAAGGGTGCAACATGGGATGTTGAGTTTGAGCCTAGTGTTGTAAGTATTCAACGGTTACGTTTGCAATCGGCGGCACATACTGAAGAACCAACATTTCAAGTTAAAACAGAAAATGGTAATTTAGTTGTTTTCTTTGGTGATGCAAGTACACACGCAGGTTCATTTGTGTTACATGCTAATGTAGACGGCAAATTGAAACAGACATGGTCATGGCCTGTAAATCAAGTAATGGCAATTCTTGCACTTGATGGTGACAAGACTATGCGCATTGCAGATGCAGGGGCTATGCAAATTACAGTTGATTCGGGCCTTGCTGAATACAACTATATCTTACCGGCACAATCTAAATAATGAATAAGAACCTGACTGCCAAGCAAAGCGATTACGCATTTTTCTTGCCGGCTACGTCAGGTTTCTACTCAACGTTCATAGGCAAACAACGCTATGGAAACTATG